GCTTCTCCAGTATCTGTAGTAATGCGAAATAATTTATTTTTAAACTTATCATCATCCCGCATAGAATACCATGCACAATAAAGAGCCTTCTCCCGGTCAAAATTCTTCAAATTAAATATCTCAATACATCCATCGACCATTTTAATCTTTATCATCAAATTCATCCTCAACAAATTGTCCATCAGGGTCTAAGGCGGCGGCCGTAACAGCGTCCTCTTTCGTATCACTCAATCTGACATACTCCCACGGCTAAAGCTGTGGGGTTCTACGGTCTGTGTCATTTTTCACAGTTGCCATCTTAGGCATATCAGTGTTACCCTTACCAGCATCCCTGTCTACTGGCAATTGAAGAATGCCTATATGACGCAATGCTATAACAAATGAAGCATTAACATCGGCATTTTCCACGTGTCCACATGAACACTTAAAAGACTTTCCATTACGTTCGCCAAGAAGTCCGCATCTTGAACACTGTTGACTCGTGTATTGCGGAGCAATCGTGACAACTGGTACGCCATTCAGCTTGGCTTTATATTCTATAAATTGTCTCAATTGATAGAACGACCAACTGTTTAGGGCATATTTAAAAGAACGTCTTGCTTTTGCTTTACGAATTCCTTTGAGGTTCTCAAGAACAATTCCGGCATTATTCTGTTTGGCAAACTTAATAATACCAGAAGAAATTTTATGATTTAGGTTTCTAACTATCCTGCTTTCACGATTCTTAATCTTTTTAACAACACTATATTTTCCTTTCTTCTGAAGAGCTTTTCTTTGATTTTTATACTGATTGTGAATATGCATGGCTTGCTTACCAAACTTACGAGTTTTTCCCGTAGATGGGTTTGAGGCAACAGCACAATGCCCAGTGGTGTTTAAATCAACCCCTACCCATTGTGTATTGTTTATGGTTAAATCATCAAAAATGGTTACAGAAACAAAAGCATACTCTTTATTTATTTCTACTTGATTTACTTTTTCAAACTTAGGAATATGCGAGATATCGAGATTAAGATTAACGCAGGAAATGCTTAATGTACCGTCAACGCTTATTCCTTGTGAAGGAACAATAAGATTAACCCTTGATACTGTTTTAATCTTCTTGTTCTTACCGTACTTTCTAAGTATTTGGTTTGATATAACAGATTTTAACCCAAAATGCTTTACATCCTTGGACGACAAAGTATTGTTCTCTATAGCAAACTCTGCTATCTGTTTGGCTTTTGAAAGTTCAACAGAGAAGTCTCTATTGTGTTTAATTTTGTATGTGAGTATCACCCAGACCTCTTTTGGTCGTCAATATATTTCTTAATGGTCGCCTCAGAAATATGACCTATTGATTCACAATAAAAACTTCTCGTCCATAATGAAGGTAGCCTTTTCTTGAGTTCTGGAAACTCTTCCCTAAGCTCATGCGAAGTGTATCCCTTTAACTGGCCAACTATGAATGATGGGCTATCGGTGGGGTCACCCTTAACAAATAAATGAACATGGTCTGGCATTATTTCCATCTTCCCAATAGATACAGATATTCTATCTGCCTTCTCCACAAGTAGTTCTTTAAGCCGCTTTTCAACGTTCCCAACAAGAACCTTGCGCCTGTATTTCGGACACCATATCAGATGATAGCCAATATTAAAAACACAGGTAGTCTTTCTCGCCCATCTTGGATTTGCCATACCTATAATATAGATTGTTTTCTGCCAGAAAGCAACTACTATCTTTGGTGGATACTCGCTCTCATCCCACTCCTAAAGGAGCGGGCTTTCTCGCTCGAAGAACCGTAAGCTCTGCACCACGAATATAGGTCTCAAGCCTAATAGCAAGAAGGGCAAGTTCAGCTTTTATATTTGAGGGCCCTTTAGATTTATGCTCCTTCAAAAGTTTAATGTGGTCCTCTAAATGAGTACACATTTCTTTCATAGAATGTAACAAAGTTTCAAATTGAGCTATCGGTCTATACATAAATTACCCCTACTTATATTATACGCGATTATTAGTAGAATTAAAAAAATTATTTTTCCTCTGCTTCCCAAGCATTTGAATACTCATGATTCCGAAAAGCATGCGCTATACCTAGCTGCTGTTTTAGCCGAAGATACTCCTCAGTCTCCATTCCCAAGTTTTCACATATTTCACTATCCTGCAGACCTAAGTCTTCCAATTTCAAAACGAGGTCTGACATAAGTTCGACCTGATGAAACCCTTTTATCCTATTCATTAAAACCGTAAGCTGTACGGCATCATGATAAGGTATTTGAAGGTCTATTACAGAGGCCTCCGTCGCTCCCAACAGTCTCAATGCCTCATACCTATGGAATCCGTCTATAATACGGTACTTCTTAAGTTTTTCATCCCAGGTAACCAATATGGGGAATAAAAATCCATACTTCAAAATACAGTTTTTTAGCATTCCCATCATCTGCCCGTCTTTTCCACCAGAAAACCTGTTAGGATTATACTGGTTACTTTGTAACTCGTCAATTTTTACAATTTTAGTTTCTTGGGCGGCTCTTTGAACTACAGTATTTTCTGCCATTTTTCCTTCTCCCTTTGTATCTGCTCCTGCTTCTTAGTATTATAACTACGAGAATTTTCATAGTCATTTATCAATAACTGACCCACTTGGGACTGATATGTCCTCTCTTCCTTATCCTGACCACCAAATCGTTCCCGAAACTTGTTCCTATGCCCCTCTTCCGGTATGTTGGTTAACAGAAAATCCCTAAACTCCTCCCAGGTCTTATAATGTTTAGGAAGGGTCTTATTACTAAACACCAGCTTCTCCGAAGCATATCTAGAGGCCGTAGCTATCCCTCCAAGCCGTTTGCAGAGTTTATCGTAGGTATCTGGCTCATATTTTGGCAGGTCTACGAGACATTTATACGATTTCTCATGTATTAAGTTAGAAACCCTCATAGATGAGTATATGGAATGGTTATCCATATACATCAAATCATATACCCTATTGTACGGGATATTGTAATCATAAATAAACTTCCACACATCCGTCACAGACCAGTCATATATAGGATAGAACTTCTTTACATCCCCATCCAGGGTACTCCACCTTAATCCATTCCATCCAGGATTCTTCGTCACAGCCCGATACCGAATAATACCCTCCTCAGCCCTTAAGCCGATAATATAAGCCATATCTGTGTTCTTCTTCTCGTACCATTTGAAGAACTCATAAAATCGCTTAGGATAATCTTCTTTTATTTCATGTATCGCCTGGGGGTCCTTTTCCCTTATCCACTTCTCCCCTTCGCCCCAGGCATACAGGAAGTAGTCAGTATAGGATGTGGCATTGGTCAAATAAATAGGGACCTGATACCATACTGGTATAACATTGGGATGCTTCATCATTATTTTCATGAGGTCTATTGAGGACTGATATTCGGCTTCCTGGTCCTGAAAAAAAGCTACTATTTTTCGATTACGTTTTATAGCCTCTTGAAGAAAAAGATGATAACATACCACGGAATCTTTACCACTACTAATTGACACGTTGATATCCTTAAAATTATCAAATAGCATGGACACCCGTTCTCGGGCTGCTTCTAATACGTTCTTGCCTTCAATAATTTTTTTCATACTTTTGTAAAAACGTTATAAATACCCTGCCTACGTCGATTCTCTTCAACAACAAACCGGTATACGCCTAAATCCGGGACTGTATAATGCATATTTGTCAAATAGCTCTCAAAATCCAATTTAACTTTAAAATGAACATTAGCTAATTTTAGCAGGTTCGTTATCCAAAGCTTGGGAGAATTGTACTTGGAAAATACCTGCTCTTTCGCCGCGTCATACCATTCATCGTCTTCATTTACTATAGGATTTAATTCGTATGTAGTATTAAGCTTATCCATGTCATAATACGTATCCCCAATGAACATTTTCAGATTGTCGGCCGAAAGCCTGCACTCATTGGTCTCATAATAAAACCATCTCTTCCATTCCCCCTCAATAGGGTAACTGTAATTAAATCCAAACTTATTAGTTTTTGAGAACAAATAATGAAAAAATAATCTCCATGGCTCACCAATAAAGGGAGCTGTATCTATTACAATTTTAGGTATATTTGGTGTTAAAGTAGTCAAATAATCGTGAACAAAATCACAACGATTAGCCGGGTTAATCATACGATTTAAACCAATAAGAATTATGTTATCCGGCTCTATCTCTGAATAAATCCCCCTATACTTCTGCCATTCCAGAACCTGTTTAGCTTCAACCTGAGGCTTCCCATACATTTCATGATAAATAACAAGGGACTTTGAACAGTCTATCCCTGACAAAGCCCCATTAATATCTTTAGTAAAAAAAACTCTACTCATTATGTAACCATTCTGAAATGTATGTTATGCACTTCTCATTAATATCCGACATCACAAACTTCTTCCCATGTTCCCTAAATATCCTGCCTGCTACCCCATACCCACAAGAAAAGTCCCCTACACAGTCATAGGACCACGCCAGAAGACCTAATAAGTCCTCATTAGTCCTTACTGCATACCTGGAAATATCTATGCCCCATGCATAGGCTGTCTCCCCATACCCGTTAAGCATCACAGGTAGCTCCGATGTATGGGGCGGGAACTTTTTCAAAGACTGCTTACCACATAACAAAATTACAGGAATTTTTGAATCCCGTATAATCCTTGAAATAGATAACAAATACTCCTGAAACGTCCCAACAACCTCCCCAGCCCGAGCCTTGAAAATATCATACCCCCTTAACCAAGATGGCTCAGAATACAGAATATCACACTTAGAATATATCTTTGGTAATCCTACAGTAATATCCTGAAGAAAGGCACAGCACCCGTCCTTATTAACCGAAGTAATGCCGGTTTTAGTGGATAGCTCAGGGGAACGGAAAGAATGAATAGGGGTCATACGTATTTCTTTAATTGATAAAAAGACATGTGAAGCTCCTTCATTGCTCGTTCAAATGTTATATTGGGGCGTGATAGGACCTCTTTTATTTTTCGTTCTTTATCCATTGTTATCCTACACTTTTTACGATTAATTCCCTCGGATTTCCTTATAATCGCTATTTTCCTTCGTCCAACTCCGTATTTTTTTGCTACATCGGCATCCGTAAAATCTTGTTCAAATAATTTTATTAGTTCTTCCCTATTAGGTAATTTCCTAAAAAATGTTTTAGATACCTGATTATTCTCATTAATACTTTTTAAAATTTTATTTTTATAGACATTTTTAGGGTCCATTATGTCAATTTTTTCATTCAGTACCCTTTTTACATCCTCATTACCAAAATATCGAATAGTCCTACCGGCGATTTTACATAATTTTAAATGGCGGTTAGCAATATCATTAACAGAAAATTCAATTTTAGGAGGTCCACCCCCAACAATTTTATATCTCATAGAAGGTATTATATAAGGACTGATAATATTAAGAAAATGTTCCCTGCTTTCAGCTTTTATATAAATATTATGGTACCCCATCTCTATATCATGATTCTGAAAAATGGACTCTATATTAAAGTTGTTTTTAAGAATAGCTATAAGTATCAATCCCTCCTCACGAGTAATATCACCCACACAAAGATAGAATCCATACTTCCCATGTTTACCATCGTCCATGAACCAATAGGCCAATCCCTCGGGGTCCAGGTCCCTAGCAGTGCTATCTAAAAAGACTTTCTTATTTTTACCCCTAGAATAAAACTTATTGAAATAGGGGATAAAAACCTTATGAGAATACGTCCACAAAGAAAAAGACTTAGTATTAGGATGGTCCTTATCACCCAAAGAAGCAATAAATGGATGAATCCTCTCGGCCACATGGTACATATAATCTATCTGATTTATACTATGGCCAACAGAATATGATATTGTTTTCATATAAGCATCACCCAGTAAGGTCCCTATAAATACCTGATGTAGAGAGGGGCTTATCTGCGGATTAAAAACTCTGGTATTACCTATGGGATTAAATTCTACAATACCCAAAGAATTGAAAACGTGCTTCATTTGATATGGTTTTAAACTATAGATATCACCGAGTTCCTCTATAGTAAAATGTCCATTTAGTAATTGGGACTCGAGTTCTTTCTTAGAATAACAACCATATTTATTTTTAAGAATAAGGTCACCATCTGTAGTAATTATTTCAAAAGCGGGCATTCATACATCCTTTTTTAATGCACTATACTATTATATATAATATAGCGCATTAAAAAAGTCAAGCACTATTAATACTCAGTTCAGGACACAGAACAGTATAATTATTTAGGGTATCTTATAAAAAAGGTCAGGAGTAGCAATATTTAAAAGTAATTTAGAAAAATCCTTATAAAACTTTTTTGAAAAAGTAACAAAATACATATCGGATTTTTTCCATATAGTAAATTTCCATTTAAATTTATCATCTAAAAATTCTACGAATTCTTTCAGCATATCATAATCAGGACATTTATTTGCTATAGTAAGCTCATTTCTCTTTCGGTCATAATATCCATCATCAAAAAACCAATAGAATAAAATGGTCTCCTGCCAATTAGTCCTTATGAAATCTACAGGTATTAATTTTCCTGTGATACCTACTTTATAAAAGTTATCATAAAATTCATTAAAATTAGGATGGTAGACGGTTTTAAACCTAAGTCCAGTATTATTATCGCATGAATATATTTTTCTGGAATATGGTTTTAAAATATCAGATTTATGCCTTAAATAAAATTCCTGCTTAAGAGAATGAGACTCATAGAAAAAATTCTTTTGACTAACAGAACCGTCCCCTAAAAGGCTCCCTATAATAAGAGACCTCTGTTCTACAGTAAATGGTGGATATGATTCTATTCTATGAAGGGCCTTTCCAAGTATACCCCTTTCTTTTAAAAGGGGCATCCATACAATTTTGGATACACCATATTTATTTGAAAACCCTTTCTGGTTAAAACGATAATAGTCCTCTCGAAGAGTCCATGTATCTGTCTGGTTTAGTCGTTTTATATCTTCCCTTTTTTTATTGTATTTATCTAAAACTGAAATTCCTATTTTATTTCTCCGATATGCTATTCCTTCTCCAGTCATACCAAAAATAGACCCAATTTCAGAATCGGTCATTCCATTTGTACAACAGTCTCTTAAATATTCTGGGGTTAATTCCATGGCCATAATATATCATTCTGTACAGGAAATAAAAAAGGCCCGGTCTTTCGACCGAGCCCTATTCATCAGTAGCTTTCGCTATAGATTATCGACGGAGAACAACGCGGCACAGACCCAGTGGATTGTGGCATCCGATCCCGATGTTTTCAAAACAACTGAAACCAATTGTTCTGTTTTTGGGGTCGTCAGCACTAAGCACTGTGAGTTCTGTACGAACAGGAATTCTACCAAAGAATTCCGGTTCTGCGCAGACATAGATGTTCCCGGCAGGAACTCTACGAGAAACAATGACCTGGGCACCCCAAACGGTTGCCATCAGACCTGTTTTCAATAAAGTAGCCTGGGATTCGATGTCTAACACGTCCCGGCCCCATTTTCTAATGTCGCTGTAGTCGAGGGCATTTGCAAATACGCGGGCTACGCGTAAGTCATGGCGCTCGATAGAGGCGAAAGCATCAGCCAAGTCGGCTGGGGTTAAAGGAGCGTTTGCTGGGATGTCGGCGTTTGTTGCACCGATATTGTCGAAGCCAGCGCCTGCGACAGCATCAAGTACGTCAAATACGCGTCCATCTTCTTCTGCCTGAATTTCGGCCTTTGCCACGTCTTGAGCGCGTTCGATCAAATCGTAACGACGTTCTTTGATCTGGGTCAGGGGGATTTCAGGGTTCGAAGAAATTTCGAACAAGGGGAAAATCACACGACGAGGCTTGGAAATGGCCAGAATGTTCTGTCCTTCTTCTCCAACCACGTAGGCTGTGACTGCCGGGTCCTTGTCATAAATGGGCAGGGCACCGTCAGGGAGTTGTTCCACCAAGAAGGTCTTTCGACCTACCGAGGTGTAGTCTCTCCGCAGACGTAACGGTTGCGTCATTGACGCAGCCAGTTTCGCACGACCACTAGCGGTCTTTATATAATCGCTAATAATCTGCTGTTTTACATCATTTGTAACATCTGACATTGAAAGACTCACCTCCTTAAATTCTCATTTGGACGGTCATATAGTAGTTGTTGCCTGCTGCAGGCGTTGCCAACACTATACCAACCACCACAGTTCCATTGGCTGTATCACTTTTTGTTAACAGGCCGTTTTTGGACGCATACAGTAAATCACCGTAAGCATAGTTGAGAGCCGATGCGCCTGTTGCGGCGTCAAAGGTTTCATATATGTCAGTGCTAAATACTGTACCAGTTCCGTGCATATAGACGACCTTCTGGCTTGCGACTGCGGAACTAGACTCGAACGGATTGCCCACAGCATCATTAACGGCTATGCCAACTACCATGTTGACGAATGTGCCATCTGCGGTTGTGGATGCAGGTCCGATAAGTCCGCTTCCAACAACTGCCACACACGACCCTGCGAGAATACCTTTATTGGTCTTATCGGTCAGGCGGGTGTTGGCGACTTTCTGGGCGTTACCCACGCGGTTGTCCTGGGTAAGGTCACGAGCTACGATACCACCGAGGGTATTATAGGTTTGACGGTACAGGACTTCGCAATGAGAGTTAGGGACTGGAAGATTTGAACCCATGTTTAAATTTCACCTCCTCAAAAGTTACTAATTATCGCATCTTATCGATACGACGTTCATTTGAAAGCTTTGGAAACATCGGGTGGAGAATCCCACAAGCCGTTCAGGGTATCGTCCCCTGTCGATGCCTGTTTGACAAGTCCACTAAGTTTCTTTGCTCCCGTTTTTTCTACGTTATCAAAAATCACATCCAGCATATCGCCGGCTTCTTTGGTTTCTTCGACTTCCGGTTTCACTTCAGGAGCCACTTCTTTTTTGGCTTCTTTAGCTTCTTCGACTTCCGGTTTCACTTCAGGGGCCACTTCTTTTTTGGCTTCTTTAGCTTCTTCCGGTTTCACTTCGGGAACCACTTCTTTTTTTGCGGATTCCTTAGCTTCTTCTTTCACTTCTTCCGGTTTCACTTCGGGAGCCACTTCTTTTTTTGCGGCTTCTTTTTCTTCGACTTCCGGTTTTTTCTCATCGTCTTTATCATCATCTTTGCCGGCTAATACTTCAGCCAACGAAGCTTGACGATTAAGGGTCGAAAGAATGGATGTTTCTGGCATATGCATGAGGTCCGTTGCCTGTTCTTCGACTACGGAATCAGATGCACCAGGAAGCATTCTTTGTGCGATAGTGATACATTTAATGGCTTTGTCTTCTAATTTTCTGGCGGCCATTACAGCCTGACGTTCTGGGGAGGGATGACCTGTTTCAGTACGGCCTTCACCTTTCCATGGTGTTTTTGTATCAACACCTTCTCCGCCTGTTTCGGTATCCCAGTTTTTATACTTTTCAACCGGGTTATTGGC